GGAGCAAGAAGCAACCGGAATGATCTTGGCGGCTAGCGCGGACACAATGCCGCCGACCCCATTCGAGCAGGAGGGCACGATGCCGTATCGCGTCGAGCAGGATCACCCGGACTGCGGCGCCGATACGCCGTGGGCCGTCGTCAAGGAGGACGGCGCCGAACTGATGGGCTGCCACGCAATCGAAGCCGAAGCCGAGGAACAGCGCGCCGCCCTGTACGCCGAAGAAGACGACGGCAAGCCCGACGACGAGGACATGGACTACGCGGGCGCAACCGCCCCGTGGGAAGGCGTCCTCGCCGTCGAAGGCATCGTCACAGGCGACGGCCGCGAGTTCGCCGAGGGCGCCCTGAAGTGGGCCGACCTCCCCATCCCGCTGCGCTGGAACAAGGAAGACTCCCACGGCGGCGAACCGCACACTGTGGCCGTCAACGTCGGCCGCATCGACAAGGTGTGGCGCGACGAAGGCAAGATCATGGGCGCGGGCGTCCTCAACCTCGGCGAAGACGACGGCCGCCGCGTCCACGACCTCATCAAAGGCGAGTTCCTCCGCGGTGTCTCCATCGACGCCGACTCCATCGCGGACGCAGACGTCGAGTACGTCTTCCCCGACGACGTCAACGCAGGCACCGGCGAAGGCGACGAGGACGACCTGTTCGAGATGCTCTTCGCGCAGCCGGAGAAGGTCATCTTCCACGGCGGACGCATTCGGGCCGCGACGCTCGTCGACATCCCCGCTTTCGCCGAGGCGTACGTCGCGCTCCTCGACGAGGCCGGCGCCATCGTGGCCGGCGGGCAGCCCGTCGGCGAAGCCGCGGTGCAGGCGCTGGCGGTGCAGGAGATGGGCGCGGTCGGCACCCACACCACGGCCACCTCGGACGGGCCGTGGGATGCGGCGGCGAACGAGAAGCGCATCGACGGTCCGCTGACGGTGGACAAGGCGCGGGCGGCGTACGGCTGGTACGACAGCGGCGCGGTGGAGGACGGCGAACTTCCCAAGTCGGCGGCGAAGTTCCTGCACCACCAGATCGGTGAGGACGGCACCGCGGGGGCAGCCAACTTGGCTGCGTGCTCGGCGGCGATCGGCGCCCTGCACGGCGCACGCGGCGGCACCTCGATTCCGGACGCGGACCGGCGCGGCGTGTACGACCACGTGGCGAAGCACCTGCGCGACGCGGGCCAGGAGCCGGAGCCGTTCCGCGCCCTGCACTCGGTGGCCGCGTCGGGTGGGGTGTGGCAGCCGCCTGCCGCCTGGTTCACGGACCCGAAGCTGAGCCTGCCCACCCCGATCACCATCACCGACGACGGCCGGATCTACGGGCACGCCGCGCAGTGGGGTTCCTGCCACATAGGGCAGGAGGGCGTGTGTGTGCAGCCGCCGCACGAGGACGCCCACCCGTACTACCGCACGGGTGAGGTGAAGTGCGACGACGGCACGCGGGTGGCGGTGGGTCAGATCACCGTGGGTACGGGGCATGCGCCGCTGCACATGGGAGCGTCCCCGGCAGCGGAGCACTACGACAACACCGGGTCGGCGGTCGCGGATGTCGCGGTGGGTAACGACCAGCACGGCATCTGGGTCGCGGGCGCGATCCGGCCGGGTGCGGATCCGCTGAAGGTGTACGAACTCCAGGCCGCGGGCCAGGTGTCCGGGGACTGGCGCCGGATCGGCGGTGAGCTGCGTCTCGTTGGACTCCTCGCCGTCAACGTACCTGGCTTCCCCGTGCCGAAGATGCGGGCACGCGTAGCCAGCGGCGAGCCTCAGGCGCTGGTTGCGGCTGGTCGTCCTCAGGTGGCGTGGGGTCGTTCGCATGCGGATGTGGAGCGTGATGCGGTGCGGATTGTGATGCGGATGCTGTCGCGCCGTGTCCACCCCGGAGGGAGGTGAGTGATCGTGTGCAGTTGCAATAAGAGGCGTCGTCCGGCGCCTCCGCCGCCGCCCCCTCCAAGCTCCTGACCTTTATGAATGCCGGACCGGTGAAGGTAATTGACCTTTGCCGGTCCGTGTGCTATGCGCTAACCTCGCGTCGAATAGGCGCCAACACGACGGGCGCACAACCCTCTTGCCAACGGAGGACAACGTGGCAGCGGAAGAGCTCTTCAGTGCCCCGTCCGATCTCACGCTCGCGTCCGACGCCGACCTCACCGAACTGGAGACGCGCGGCGTCGCCGAGTTCGAGCGCGTCCGCGCCCTCGACGACGTCGACCCCGACACCCTGCAGTACGCCATGCAGCTCGCCGACGACCTCGACCGCATCCGCGGCGAACTCCGCGTCCGCGAGGTCCGCGCCGAACAGCAGGCAGCCACCCAGCAGAACCGCATCGCCGAGCAGCTCGCCACGCTGGAGAACCGCGTCAACGGCGCCCCCGCCGCACAGGCCGCCGCCGACGCCACGCCCGCCATCGACGTCGAGGCCATCGCCGCCGCCGCCGCCCGCGGCGTCACCGCAGGCATGGCCACCCTCATGATGGACCGCCGTGGCGGATCCGTCCGCCCCGAGGAAGTCGCCCGCCGCGCCACCGCCTCCCTCGCCGAGACCGCGCAGCACGCCCCGAAGCCCAACGTCCCCGAACAGCGCCTCGCCGTCACCGCGTCCGTGGACATCCCCGGCGTCGCCCGCGGCGAAGGACTCACCAGCCTGGCCGCGCTCGCCGACGTGACGTCCCGCAAAGCCAAGAGCATGCCCATCACCCAGGGCGCCCCCAGCGAGCAGCTCGTCGCATCCGTCCGCAACGAATTCCCGCACGGGCACACCGTGGACAACCGCACCAAGCGCGGCGAGATGAAGGACCTCATCTCGTTCCTGACCAGCCCTGACAAGCAGGCCGCGCTCGTCGCAGGCGGCGGTTGGTGCGCCCCCTCGGAGACGCGCTACGACTTCTTCAACATCGCCTGTGAATCCGGCATGATCGACCTGCCGACCTTCGGTGTCACCCGCGGCGGAATCGAGTTCCCCGTCTCCCCGAGCCTCGCCGACGCCCTCGCCGGCGGGACCGCCTTCGCCGGGTTCGCGGCCACCTTCTCCAACGAGAGCACGCCGTTCCTGTGGAGCGAGGCCGACGACATCGCCGCCGCCACCGGCTCCCCGACCAAGCCGTGCATCCGAGTGCCCTGCCCGGACTTCGACGAGGAACGTCTGGAGGCGTACGGATACTGCCTGACCGCGGGCAACCTCACCGACGACGCCTACCCGGAGGCGACGCAGAACACGCTGCAGCTGCTGATGTCCGCGCACGCGCACATCGTCAACGCCCGCCTGATCGCGCTCATGCTCGCCCGCTCCACCGCGGCCATCACCATCACCGGAGGCGCCGTCACCGATTCCGCTGCGCCACGGATCTACAACGCGGTGGGGCTGGCGGCGACGGACTACCGGGCCCGCTACGGGATGTGCATCGACGACGTCCTCGAAGTGGTGCTCCCGTACTGGGTCCGCGACGTCATCCAGGCAGACCTCGCGTGGAAGGCGGGCGTCGAGCTCGGAGACATCCCGCTGTCCGAGGTCAACCGGTACTTCACCGCCCGCAACGTCGCCGTCCAGTGGGTCAACGACTGGCAGGTCCGCGGCTCCGGCCAGTTCGGCAACGCAACCCCGATGACGGCATGGTCGACGACCGCGGACTTCCTCATCTACGCCGCAGGCACCTTCGTCCACGGGCAGGGCATGAGCCTCGACCTCGGTGTCATCCGCGACAGCGTGCTGAACGAGACCAACGACCACACCGCGGCCTGGAGCGAGGAAGCCCACCTCATCGCCCGCGTCGGACACGAGTCCCGCCGGTACACGGTCGGCTTCCAGGTCAACGGCGCCACGTCGGCACTGCTGTCCGGCACCATCCGCGTCTGACGCAGGCCGTGACACAAGCTGAGGAAGGGTGGTGAGCGCTGATGGCCGCGCGCCAACTGATCGACCTGCCAGCGGTGTTCGCCACCCTCCCGTATGGGCTGTGGGACACCATCCAGACCCCCAGCCCCGACGGCATGCACTGGCAGCAGGGCGTCACCTGGCCCGAGCGGTGTCCGACCGGCGACACCACGTACGACGAGTGCCTCTCCGTCACCGGCACCGGCGCACCTCCCGAGCCAGCGGCCAAGACCGCCAACGTCGAGCAGACCAACCGCGGCGCCACGCCGTTCACGGTGTACGCCCGCTTCGACTGCTCACCGGTCGGGCTCGGCGACGCACAGACCGCCGCGCAAGACGCGCTCGCCCGCGTCGAACAGCAGCAGGTAGAGACCGCGTTGTGGACCGGCGCCGCCGGAGGGCAACCCGTCGTCTTCCCGCACCTCGCCGCCGACACCGAGGTACTGGACGGCAACATCGTCCTGCAGACCGTAGCCTCGCCGGTCGTCACCGGAGCCGACGCCGCCCACGCGCTCGGCGCGCTGGAGCAGGAACTCGCCGAGTGCTACGCCGGGCAAGGACTCATTCATGTGCCCCGTAGCGCGCTCCCGACGCTCGCCGCGTGGAACCTCCTCGAAGCCCGCGACGGAGCCCTGTACACGACGGCCGGGAACCGGATCGTGGCTGGCGGCGGCTACACCGGCAGCGGCCCCGACGGAGAGGCGCCGGCCGCGGGCACAACGTGGATCTACGCCACCGGCGCCGCGTGGGGTTACCGGTCCGACGTGTACGTCTCCCAGGTCCGCGACTCCCTGAACCGCTCCGCGAACACGCTGCAGATGCTGGCTGAGCGGAACTACTTGATCGGTTTCGAGTGCTGCCATCTGGCCGCGCACATCGTCCTGGGCGTGCCCACCGAGTAGGAGATACAACCCATGGCCACAGTCTCCACGTGCGCGACTCCCATCAAGGGCACGCACCTGCGGATCATCGAACTCGACACGTGCGGCGTACCCGTCACCGGCGCCGCAGGCCTGGTCATCGTGACCACCGGCTTCGTCCAGGTCGTTCAGGAAGCCCAGTACGAAGAAGGCACCGAGTTTTTCGAGCGCACCGCGTCGGGTGAAGCGTGCGTGAACCAGAAGGACGACCCCATCCTGAAGAGGATGCAGCTCACGGCGCAGTACTGCCTCTTCAACGTGTCCGGCATGGCTCACGTCATGTCCGCCCGCGAACTCATGACCGGCACTCCCACCACCGGCACCGGGTTCGCCGTCGCCGAAGGGTCCTCCTCCAACCGGTACAGCCTGGAGGTCTGGCAGGAAGTCGCAGGGTCCGGGGCGTGCGACGCGGACGGCAACCAGCGCTACGTATACAACGCGTGGCCCAACGTCGGCTCGACGATGATCGGCGGTTACACCATCGAGAACGGCCGCTCCACTCTGGAAACCACCTCCGAGACGCGGGGGGCTGCGGCGAGCTGGGACACGCTGGTTGGCGGGGACTGGCTGCCCCCGGGTGAGTCGGTGCTGACGGATGAGCACTGGGTGTGGAACGTGACCACGGTGGCGCCGCCGACGGCGGCGTGTGACCCGACGACACTCGCCGCGTAGGCCCGGATCGTGACGGGACAGTTCGGGCCTTGTTCCGATTGGCCCGTGACGTGGACGTGCGACCTGGACACCCTCAACCCCGCGGTCACGGGGGTGGCGGTGTCCATGGCCACGGAAACCCTGTGGGGCTTGTCGGGGATGCGGTTCGGTACGTGTGAGGTGACGCTGCGCCCGTGCCGCCGCGACTGCTATGACGGCCGGTTCTTCGACGACTTCGGGCCGCCCTGGGCCGGGGGGCGTTCGTACCCGCAGCCTGCGTTGATCGGCGGCCAGTGGTTCAACCTGGCGTGCGGCGGCTGCGCGGGGGACTGCTCCTGCTCGTCGGTGTCGGAAGTACTGCTGCCCGCGCCGGTCAACACCATCGTGGAGGTGCTCATCGACGGTACGCCCCTCGTCACCGGGGCGTACCGGGTCGACAACAACCGGCTCCTCGTACGGACGGACGGCGGCCAGTGGCCACGCTGCAACGACCTCTCCAAAGACGACACCGAGCCGGACACCTGGTCGGTCACCGCCACGTACGGGGAGGATCTGCCCGACGGCACGGCGCTCGCGATGGGTGAGCTGGCGTGTGAGATCGCGAAGGCTGCGGCTGGCGGGGACTGCCGTCTGCCTGCGGGGGTGCAGCAGTTGGTGCGGCAGGGTGTGACGATCTCGTATCCGGATGTGGGCGAGTTGTTCGCGAGGGGCCGTACGGGGTTGTACCTGGTGGACGTGTTCATCAGCACGTGGAATCCGTACGGGCTGCGGCAACGCTCGCGGGTGTACTCGGTGGACCGGCCGACCGTGCGACGGGCGGGCACCTGATGCCGATGATCTCCGGTGAGCTGAAGTGGTACACCGTGGCTTCGCGCCTGGAGCAGGCGATCTACGCCGAACTCACCGTCACCCCGGCACGGCACGGCGTCGTGCCCGGTGCGATCGCGTGGGATGCCTGCGACTGCGGTCTCCTCGCCGTGTCCGTCGGCATGATCTATCCCACCGAGCAGTTCCCCGCTCCGGTCGCCGCCCGCGTCGGCAACGGCTGCGACGCACCGTGGGAAGCAGCGGAGATCATCATGCAGGTCGTGCGGTGCACCCCCACCCACGACGACATGACCGGCAACCCGCCCACCGTGGCCGCGCTGGACGCTTCGGCTCAGGAGATCTTGCGTGACGCCTACGAGATGATGCGCGCCGCCTCCACCACGCTGTGCCAGATGAACGAGGACCGCGAGATCAGCGACTTCGTCATGCGTGCACTCACGCCACAAGGCCCGTCCGGATCGTGCGGCGGCAACGAACTCCGTGCCGTCGTCTCCCTGCCGAGGAACTGACCATGTTCACTGTGTCCACGAGCTTCAACCTCGACCGCAGCCGCATCGAACGCATGCTCCGCCTGCCGGGCGGAATGGTGCACCGGAACATGGAGCAACGGGTCCGCCGTGTCGAGGCGGAGGCGCGGCGCCGCGCCCCGGGCAGCATGGGCCGCGGCAGCAACATCACGTCGCAGATCCGGCGCGGCCCCGGCGGCGACTTTCAGGGAGTCATCAACTCCCGGCACCCGGCCACGCTCTACGTTCTGTACGGCACGCGCCCGCACGTGATCCGGCCCGTCCGTGCGAAGGCGCTGCGGTTCACGGTCGGATCCCAGACGGTCTACGCGAAGGTCGTCATGCACCCGGGCACGAAACCGAACAACTGGCTCAGGGATGCTTTGCGGGCTGCCCTCTGACCCCGGAACGATC